TAGCTCATTTAAAAACTTGTTTTTAACGTCACTGTAGTATATGCTTAATTCTTTTTTAGCTCTGGTCATTGCGACATATAGGATTCTCCTATTTTCTTCTGTAAGTTCTTTAAACCCATCAAGAGAAATTATAACTTCTTTACTTTCCAATCCTTTTGAAGAATGGACAGTCATTAATGAAACTGCTTTATAATTTTTATCCTTATCTTTATTTATTGATGTATTGTCTTTATATAACAATACTTTTATTAAATATTTTAACATATCCTTAAAAGTATGAAATATCTTTTCTTTTAATTTGTTTATAAATTCTTCTGCTATACAATCTTGCTGAACTATTTTATTTATTATTCTATAAAACAATTCTATGTTTTCTTCTTCCGATGAGTTTAATACTGTAGTTTCTATATTTTGTTTTATTTTTTTAAAACTCCCTATTATCTTATCTTTATCTTCACACCCTAGCATGAGGTTTTCCCATAAAGGATAATCAATACTATTATCTAAAAAATAATATGCTAAATTTATTATGCTTTGAACTGCTAAATTATCTATATATATTTCTGAAACTTTAATTATATTTGGTATTTCCATTTCAGTTAAAACTTGAGCAAGTTCACCTAATTCTTTTCTAGTCTTCGCTAAGAAAAATATTTCTTCTAATGGTGTCTGTGAGTTTTTTATTTTTTTAGCTATAGCTTCGTATTTTTCCTCTTTGTCAATCTCAAGTATATTTACATCTGAACCTATCTCATTTGACGTAATCATATCAACGTTAAAATTATCTTCTGAGTCTTTCATTAAATTATTTGCTGACTTACAGATATTTTTTGTTGATCTAAAATTGTTTGGCAAGTTTATATCTTTTAAATTTTCATATCTTTCAGATAATTTTATCATATCTTCAGGGGAAGCTTCTCGGAAAGAATAAAGGCTTTGTCCGACATCTCCAATAAATATAATTGTATTATTTTTTATATTTTTAGACATTTTTTCAAGTATATTATGATTAGCTTTATTATTATCTTGAACCTCGTCCACGATAATTTCTTTCCAACCATATTCTTTAGATAAATCTACTCCATTTAAAAGTATATGTAATTGTGTATTATAATCAATCAAATCTTTATCCTTCATTTTTTTCTTGTATGCCTCAAACATCTGTATTAAATATTCATCTTCAAAATTCTCATTTGACATCATATATTTATTATACAACTTTTCAAATTCATAAAATACTCCCAAAGCAAATCTAGTTTTTAGGAGAGGATTCTTATAATTAAAATTTCCTTTTGGATATTCTTTAAAAATTTCTTTCATTAATTCGAAACTTTTAACATTATCTATCATTTGAGGTTGCTCTTTGTATCCAAGTTCGTCATATCTCTCTTGTATAATTCTATTACCCAACCCGTTAAATGTATATATGTCAGGCAAATTCGTTATTCCTAAATTTTTTAATTTATTTATCATCTCTTCTTTTCCTGCTTCAGTAAAAGTTATCATTAATAAATCTTTAGGGTCTATATTATTTTCTATTAATCTTTTTATTCTACTAGTTACAGTAAATGTTTTTCCCGAACCCGCACAAGCTTGAACCCTATATTTCCCATCTTCAGCATTTATTAATTCTAATTGTGGTTTTGTATATTTTATTTTTTCTTTAATATCTTTGTTTTTAACAACTATTTCAAATTCAGTAGGCTTGACAGGTTTATATTCACATAATATTTTATACGAACATCTATCACAATCTTTATTTTTACATTTTTCCGAATTAAAAGACAGGTCTATTTTTAAGACTTCTTCTATTTTTTCAGTTAAATCAATTTCTCCTGTCAAGGTTATTATATTCTCTCCTTCTGAATTATCATATTTTAACACATTATTTATCTTTTTTATTACTTTTTCTAATTGTTTAATTAGCTTCTTTTCTTCTTTGTCCGATGTACTTAAACTATTCATTTCAGATTTTAACTCAAAAGCAACTTTTTTTAAATCATCTTCTTTGTTATTTAACCAATCTTTCAATATTTCCTTATCTTCATTTTTGCCTCTTAGATGATGGAAAGATGCTATTATATTTTTATCTTTCCATATTTTTTTACCTATTTCCCTCATAAGGAAAAGTTCTATTTGATTTTCAGGTTTATTTTCTTCGATTCTTGCCTTACAACTTAAACCTGTTTTACCTGATTTAAATTTAACTAATTCAATAGTATCCTTATCTTTAAGATAAGCGATATCTACCTTAACCTGTATATCATCATCTTTAAATTTTATAACTTCAGATATATCAGTTTTTAAAACTTCATATTCTTTTTCAATTAAATACTTTTTATATCTAATCAAATAATTAAACATAGTATTTAACTCTACTAAATATTCTTGATCTGTTAAGAAATGTTTAGGATTTATTCTTTCTTTTGCCAAATCAAAAATACTTTCTTTAGTTAAGGACATAAAATTACCATTTTCATATTTTAATATTTCTTTGTAAATAATACTTAACATTAAATATTTTTCTTTAACAGATTTAAGCCTCAAAGAATCTAAATAAGCTGAATATGGACATTTTGACGCTTTCATTACATTGTAAAGACTTCTTTCCATTATAACCTCTCCTTTTCTTTTTTTACATTTCACTTTTTTTGCATAAATCTCCGTAAGTACATAATAAGCAGTTTGCACCACGATCAGTATAGCACTTCTTGAAAGCTTCAGTGGGGTTGTCCTTAATTAACTTGACTAATACATCCATTTCTTCTGATATCACATACATTTGTTGGTAGAAATCTTCCAATGTTTTATCATTAGCTTTCACAATATCGAATTGTATAGATGTATCGGTTTCTTGTTTGAGAGCTTTCTTGACTTGGACATACATTACTCCTGCGATACCCTTCACTCCTGTCTTTTTAGATAACAATTGATAATTTAAAACTTGATTATCATACTTTATTTCTTCTGTTGATTTGAATTGCGAAGCTGTTTTTAATTCCCAAATATATTTCTCTCCTTCATACTCGACAATTCCATCAAATCTTCCCATTATTTTATTGCCATTTTTCATTATGTATACTTTTTCAAATTGATTTTTTATAAATTTAATTTTCTTATGTTTTATGAAATCATCTAATGTGGAAATCATTTGTGGAAATAAATCTAAACACTTTTGAACATCTTCCTGTAATTTTTCTTCGGTATAAATTCCCTTTTCTTCTAAAGTATGTTTATGAATTCTTTCTGGTTTTGACTTATGGAAAGATTCAATTGCGTGAAATATTCCTTTCTCTACCCCATGTCCGAGGGAATATTCAAAACCCAATTCGAAACATCGACCATATATCATTTTTAAATTTGTTCGATATCTTTTTGTCTTAGAATAGAAGAGTCTCCGTCTACATGCTCTGAAATTATTACTCGAAAATGTGCTTATTTTAATCATAACTCCTCCTTTTTAATATTTAGACATCTCTAAATTATAATAAGTGTCCCATATATTATAATCCAAATCATATTTCTGAACTAATATCGGTTTCCCCCCATCTCTATTCTTTAGAACCTTGCTTGCATTCCATCTCACATCTGTGTCTAAAATTTGAACTCCAGACGGAGTTGTATAATTACATTCATTTAAAAGATTTCCTGTCAATTCTTTATCTATTATTGCGAAATCACATATTTGAACAATACCTTTACTTTCTCCAATATTAGTCTCATTTAATTCAAAAATATCTTTATTGGCACTTGTCATATCTAACTGGGCAGAACAATGAGTATATACATCTAATTCATTTGAGAGATTTTTTAAATGAGTAGTAGTTGTTTTAAGTGTAGCCCATTCACCTTGTGATTTGCCATATCCTTTTAATGTTCCATAAAAAATAAACTCACAATCTAATCCTAAAACAGCTTTTCTTATCTCTAACTCCAAATCTTCATCGCTAAATTTATTCATTTGTTTAAAATACCATAAATCCTTTTTACTCTCTACAAATTTAGCAACTTCTAAAACCTTCTTCTTTTCTTTTTCATCCTTATAAATGCCTAGCTTTATATTCCTTTCTGGAATTGAAAGATTATAATTAAAATCAGGATCATTACAAATTGTAGTTATGAGACAATTTTTAGTCTTGATAGAACTCATCTCGTTGTCAAACATGGCTACTCTTTTGTTTTGTTTAAACACTAAATCTGCAATCATAGTAACTGACTTCCTAGATTTTCCAGTATTAACATAACCAAAGCTTATAAGCATATCTCCTTTATTCATTCCAAGAAAATAATCAGTATATTTACTCCATTTAAAAGGAGTCCCTAGATATGGAGTAGTAATATACGTTTCCACCATATGGCTCATACCTTGTGTAATATCAACTAGAGCATCTTCGTTGCTCACACTTACTATTATTTGAGATAAATTATGATTATAAACATGAATAATGTCTTCGGCACTTAATTTCTCAAACTTCTTGTGTTTTATCAGTGGATCTATTGGAAATCCTTTTGCTTCTAACTTTCTAACTAATGCGTACTTCTTTAATGTTGAAAAATAACCTTTGATTTTATCTTCATCTGCTATATTTTTAAATCTCTCAATTGTCTTCCAACCGCCTAAGTCTTTAAATTTACTAAGATTATCTTCGTTCTCCATTATAAATATATTGAATTGCCTTTCTGATATTTCTATATTTTTAGCCAATTTTAAGAACTTCTCATAAAACCCCACAAATCTATCGTATAAAAAAACAGTAACATCCTCTGTGAAGTAATCGAGAGGATCTATTATTTTATAATAATTAACTATTTCCACAGGTTCTTTGTAGAGACTTCCTATAAAAGCCATTTCGTTTTGAATTGAATTAATCATTTTAAAGTAATAGGGAGTTTGTAACAACTCCCTATATGCCTCCTTCTGTTATTATTTTGTGAAATTTAAAACGGGAAGTCTGAATCATCATTAGTTTCTGCAACGGCAGTAGTTGTTGTTTGTGAACCAGAATTAGTAACTATTTCTTCCTCTTTTCCATATTTTTCTTCTGCTTTTTTATAAGTATCTCCTACTCCTGCTTTTTTAGCAATTTCAGAACTTGTCCCTTTTGTTTTTACGTCATAAAAACCATCAATATTCCAATTTACATACTTGCCATCTTTCGAAAGTCCATCGGTTTTCAAGAATAGTCCAATTTTTTTGCCTTTCATTGAATCCAACTTATCTGGAGTAACCTTCAATAATCCACACAACTGATTTAATTGTCTAACTTTAAAGTCTGTAGGCTTTCCTTCCTTGTTGGTATAAATAAAGAATATGTTTACAGTTTCTTCATTGTCTGTCTTAAATTTGAAAACTACTTGATCTGCACCATTTGTTGTTTTCTTACCTTCAATTTCTTCAATAGTCACATCATAACATCCACTCTTGTTTAAAAAATTTCCACCTAATTTTACCTCTCCTACTAGATCCTCTTTGTTATAATCCCACATAATTTAACATCTCCTTTCAGTTATTCACTGACAATTTGCGATAAAATGTTACCAAAATTTCCTATGTTAAAATTTTATTCTTCTGATTTGAACTTTGTTATTGCATCTACTACTAGCTTTAAGTCATTTGGTATTATATTTTCTTCAAACATTCCAAACGGTGTCTTTTGGATACCTTCTCCATTAACTTTAAAAACATATTCTCCATCTACCATATCTGTTAATAATACTATGGAAGACATACCTTCTATTTTTATTTTTTCATTAATAAGCTTACCTACTGTTTTTATTGTCGTATTTCCAAAATCATCAGTATCAACGTGACTTGCTACAAATGCTATCAAATCTTCTCTCATTTCATGTATGATATAATTTATGATATCATTATAACTTGCACTTAATTCATTATATCTCTGAAACACGTCTCCTCCAGTTAATTTTTCTCGTATTCCTTTTAGATAAGCATTTATTATAGAATACTGAAAATCGTCCAGAAACACATATTTGATATCTTCCCTCTTATTAACACTTTCTAAAGCTTTTAATATCACATTTGACTTATCACTCATAAATAAATTTCCTTCTGGATTTTCTTTTGTAAGTTTAGTGTATTGTTTTGCACCTCCTTTAAATGGTAACATTTTTGGTGTTGTCTGGATTAAAAACGTATTTTCTGATGGTAAATTTCTAATAGAAAATGTCTTTCCTCCACCTGTGTGTCCTAATATTAAACAAAATTCTGCCATTCTTACTCACTCCCCTTTTTTTATTTTATTTTATCTTACAATACAGTATACACTATTTAATTTCATTTGTCAATACTTATTTTCAATTATTTTTAGAAATATTTCGATACCTTTGTCTATTGGAGATTCTTTGTCTTTTAATAACTCGTCATCATCATATACATAGTTGGAATTTAATATAAATTTATTTTTTTCTTTAGACATATACTCCCAATCCTTATCTTTATCATAAGCTAGTATTATATTAACGTTTAATTTCTCCAGTTTTAATATCTGATTAAAAGATAAACAACTTCCACTTATCGCTACACAATTCTTAACACCATTACTCCATAACTTCATAACTGATTTCTCACTCTCAACAACTATAATTTCTTTTTTTTCAAGTATACATTCTTTTGCTCTATATAGATTATATAACACCTTACCTTTTGGAAAACTATGGGAATAATAATATTTCATATACACATCGTCAGAGGTATTTTTTCTATTCTTTATCCCTATTAGATTTTCATTTTCATCTCGTATTGGTATTATTATCGAGCAAGAACTTGTATCATAACATATCTCAAACTCACATTGAGTTTCTACGTCAATTCCTTCGTCTACCCACATTGAGTTTGGAGAATGTTTATATTCGTCAAGTATAGATTCCTCTAATACTTTTAAATTATCTTCATCCTCTATTTTCTCAGAAGTTCTCTCTATTTCTATAAGAGTCTTTAAATAATCTCTGTTATTGGACTTGAAATTAGAATATCCTGTAATATCAACAACTATGTTTAGAGCTTCAAGAAAAGTTATATCCATACTTTCTTGAATAAGTGTTATTAGATCTCCCTTAAATCCTCTCGTGAAGTTTATTACTTTTAGATTTTCTTTATACACACATATCGCAGAATCATTATCACCATCTAGATTTGAGAAAGAAAAATTCTTAACTTTATCTTTTGGCTCAAATCCTATTTCAATTAAAATTTCTTCTAATAAATTATTCTCTATTATATATTCTTTCAATCCTTCGGTATCTACTTTCTCCATCTCACTCCTTTCTAAAACAATAGATCGTTAAAATCAATCTTTTCTTCAGTCACATCATTTGATTTTTGTATACTAATCTCAGAAACACTTTCTAGTTTAGCACATTGCGTCATTGCTGACTTTTGTTTTTCTTTATAATCTAAGTATTTGGGATATGAATTATAAACAATCGCTAAAGCATAGTGAACTTTGTTGGAAGATTCTATATTTTTAGTTTGTTTATTTAGATAATCTTTCATCTTCTCAAACATAGCTAGCAAATCTTTATCTGATATCTTAAATCTCGTAGCCCATTTAGGATATTGTTTTGTAAAGAATTCTCCGTTGTTTATCTGCTCTTTTTTCATATAAAATCTACTATCTGGAATACCAATATTTGACATTATAAAAGATAATAAATTATCGAGAGTTTTCTTAGATTCTAGTTTGAGGGAAGTTTCTTTCATATATAGTTCGAAAGTATCTTCCTTGTAGTATTTAGTTTTCTTATAACAATCTATACAGAACCAATGATATGCTTTTAATTTAGGTGCATATATTTCATTTTCTTCTTCTATTGGCTCTGAACATATACAACATTTCATTTTAGAACACATCTCCCTTTAATGTATTTTTTACCATTTTTGCCAATACATAAGCCAATTCTTTAGTAGCCCGTATATCTGCGATAGATGAATGAGCATCAATTAATTCAACTCCATACTCCTCACAAACTTCAGTCAGTTTTGTTTTATTAGATTCTGGTAATAATCTCATTATTCTCATATTTTCTAAAAATCCAAGAACATCGAACTTCAACTTATAATCAATATAACTTCCAAGATATTTTTCTCCACATTTATCAAACCAAGCAATTAACATTGGAAAGTCGAAAACTCTAATGTTGTATCCAAATATCTTAAATTTATCATTCTTATCATACTTATCAATATATTTATCAAATATTTTTAAGATTTTATCTTTAACTATTATAGGATCTTCAAATTCCATTATTTCTTCGATAGTATATCCAGTTATTTCAAGTGCCTTTTCTGAAATTTCATCATCTGGGAAAATTCTCATCTTAAATATATGTTCTTCTTTTACACACCCTTCTATATCTATTATAAATCCAATTTCTATTAAACCATGATTTATTGTCAAGCCCGTTGATTCGGTGTCGATATGTAAATATTTTCTACTCATATTTCCTCCTTATAATTTTTCATATTTTATAATTACTGTATCTCGCCTTCCCCTCCATCCTACTTTATTAATTGTTTTATATAATATTATTGTATTTCCTTTCGAGGGAAGTCCAAGTCCTTTATCAATCTTCATCCATTTAGTTTGTCCATTTCTAAGAGATTTAAGATTAACACTTCTATATTGAGTAGATATCATTTCGCAAGTTGCCAGTGAGAGATCTTTAGGTATCTCGGAAGATATGTACCCTAATAGTTCCTTCTGAAATCTCATCAATTCAATTATATCGAATTCTTCATCATCTAAATCTTCCCATATCATATCAAGTATATTTTCCTTGTCAAGATTTTTATAAGTAGAATTTACTAATTCGCAAAATGCAAAACTTGGTTTTTCTTCAACATATTTAACTTTGAAAGACTTAGGATTTTCTTTTAATATAGTCATATTTTTAGTATATTTATCCTTTTGTATATTTTTTTCAACTTCTATATTTTCTATAGTTTTACCGAAGGTTAAATATTTCTCTAAATCACTATCTATTTTATCTAATTTATCTAATTTATAAGTCTTCTTATTCATTCTATCAGAATATTCTACAAATGTCAAACATTTTTTTACTGATCCAAATTCTTTGAAGTAATCTAATTTTATCAAAGTCTCTAATTGTCTACTATTTAGAGACGTGTTCTCTTTTATCTCTACTATTAACTGTGGGAAAGAAAGACTTTGTTCTCTCAATAAAACCATATCTTCTGCATTTTGAGAATTTATAAATTTTATTGTTTTTAAAGATTGATTAATACATTTAGTTTCTTTATCTATGACAAATCCTGTATTGTCTAATCCATATTTTAATTCTCCAATATGAATATTGAAATACACCATCTCTTCTTTTAATGCCGAGACTTTATCTATGTCTTTATTTTCAGTATATAATTCTAGTATTACTTGATAAAATTCATATGGATAATATGCTTTTAAATAAGCTCCGTAAAGGCTATCCAGTCCGACAGATAAGCTATGGCTCGAATTAAATGAATACGAACTATTATCTAAAATTATTTTCCATACTTTTTCTGCATCTTCCAAAGTATTTTCTTTTGACATAAATCCTTCAATAAATCTACTTTCTACTTTTTCAACAACTCCTTGCACTTTTTTTGCTATTGATTTTATTAAGCTATAACATTCATCAACTGGGAATCCTGCATATTGTAAAGTTTGCATAACTTGTTCTTGATATAATAACCAAGAATCTTGCATTTGTTCAGTTTGAATTAAACTATCAAAATCGTTTATACCATAAGAAAATCTTTCTCTTTTTAAGAATTTATCAATCATAGAAGCAAACCCAGGTCTAATTCCAGCTACAAATGCACTAAGTTCTGAAATATTACGAGGCTTGTATTTCATACATTTTTTTTTAGTCCCATCTTGTTCTACTTGATTCAAGCCAAGCGTAACTCCATTATGGAATAAACTCCATACCTTATCATCATTTTCTGTAATCTTAATTAAATTATCTGCGGATATAGGATTTATTCCAATTTTATCAAATATTTTAAATATTATATCAACAACATTAACTTTTAAAAAATCATTTTTTACATATTTGTATTTATCAAGATATTTACCATCAATAACTGTGACTATTTCATTTCGTAACTTTATAACACCAATGTCTTCTAATGTATTACCATTGTAACAACAGATAGCACAGGGGTGTCTGCTTGCACTATCAATAACTCCTTGATATTTTTTACTTTCATTATACATATCAATATATTTGTTATCAATATAGTCAATAATATTTAATTCTTCTTCACTATGGTTTTGTTTAAATTCAAAATCAGATATTCTCTTTGTTATTAAGTTTGCTGTTTCAAAATCAACATCATTAGCTCTTGAATATGTTTTAAATGCTGATTTTTCTTTTAGTTTGCCAAAAGCAATCATATAATAACTACTGAACTCTCCTAATATTTCTTTTTGTGCTTGTATGAATACTTCTGGATTAGATACATTAAAGTCTACGTCAGGAATAGATTTAGTATCTAATATCCTTGATATGCTCATAAATCTCTCAGGAAATAACTGTATCGGAGATGAAATTCTATCAATAGTTGTAAATCCAAAAAGTTTAGTTATGTAAAAGCTTGGAGCTGATCCACGAGATGTTAATGTTAATTTTCCACCCATTTCTTTTGCTTTTTTTATAACATAATAGTTTAAGATAAAATAATCCACCATTTTAGTAGTAACAACTATATTAATTTCTTTTTTTATTTCTTCAATATATTTGTTGAGCTTATCTTTAGGAATATTTTCTTTTTCAATATTCCATTCATTTCTTAAAATTTGTTTAAAATGTTCAACTCTTTCATCATAAGTTTTATTTGGAAATATATTTGGAACTTTAATATCCTTAGAAAATTCTATTTCATCGAATATTTCTATTATATTTGTGTTTTTTAAACTTTCAATAATTTGTTCTTCTGTTAAAATATCTTGTTCAATAAATCTTTCTTTCAAAGTTTCATATGATGGGAAGTCTAAAAACCAACCTTCTTCATTTTCATAAACTATTCCTTTAGCTTTTAATAAAGCATCCCTTTCTTTGGTTTGTTCTGGATAAATATAATGACTATCTACTCCTGCTATTAGTTGAATATCATATTCATCATGAATACTTAGAATAAATTTATTCCATTCCTTTTGTATTTCTGTATGATGAGATTGCACTTCTAACATAAAATTATTATTAAATCTTTTATACAAATCTAATATTATAGATTTTGATATATCTTCGCCATAACCATTAAAGGCTATACAAGAGGTAGTTATGAAAACATCATCTTTAGGCAAACTTAATATCTGATCAATAGATAGTCTTGGTTTATAATAATATCCTTCGATATTTGCTTGAGATAATGCTAAGTTTATAGCTTTAATTCCTTTCATTGATTTTGCCAATATTATTATATGATTATTAGTTCTATCTTTCTCTTTATTATCTAATACCCAATAAGCTTCTACTCCATATCTAAATTTAATATTATTATTCTTATCGATCTCATAACATTCTAAATAGTTTCCTTGCCATCCATGATCAGTTGAAAATAGACATCCATACCCAAGTTCTTTTATTCTATCTACATAGTCATTGTAATTTACTATTGAATCTGGAGTTTGTAAATTACTATAATGGGTGTGGGAATGATAATTCAGATAGCTATTCATTATTATCACCCATTTTAAATTTATATTTTATTATATCTAAATTATTTGGAACATTATTTAATATTATTTTATTTAAAGCTCTGAAGGAATCTTGTCTAAAAACTATATATCTCTTGTCTGTATATTGTCTAGACTCTAGCCCAAATTTATTAAATAAAGTTTCTCGTATAAATTCACGTTTATTAGTTTTAAATCTGGCTATACATAAATTCCAAGACGAACTCTCTCTACTGCCATCATCTAAAATCCATATTGCTAATGAAAATTCATTTAATTTATTTAATAAATCACTTAGATTCATTTCTTTAAATCTTTTTAAATCATCACATATTCTGGTTGATATTCTATGTTGTTGCTGACAAAGATATTGTTTTCCATTAAATTCTTTGTATTTTTCATCAATTATTGAGGGTGGTATATTACACATATTTTTCAAAATATCATACTTCCAATATAAATAATCTTTTTGATTTTCTGCATGTCCCACTACAAATAAAGGTTGAGTTTCTCTCTTATCTATATGACCATCTCCAAATATACTTCCTATGATTAAATCTTCTTGTATTTTATTTAATTTAAAATTTTTAATTCTAAATTGTGTAGTTAGTCTATGTTTTTCAACTAACCATTTTTCAATAACTCTCCTACTACAGTTGGCTTCTTTTACTATTTCGTTTATATTCATTCCTTGTATCATAAATTTATCATATAACCAATTATAGTTTTGATAAATGGCTTTAAAATTAATATCATTAGAAACATAATTCCATTCTAAATTATTTATAATAGATCTATGCTTTACAGAAAACGTTTTTTGAAAATTACTACTTTGACAATTAAATTCATTGCAAAAATCAGAAAATGAACTATAATTTTTAGAATTTTCATTAATATAACTAATAACATCTTCTTCGTTATATATCCATCTGTTTTTAATTTTTTCTATTAACATCTCCTCTCTCACCTCACTTTTGCTACCCATCTTAGCCACGCCACAATTCCCATTACAACATAACAAGCAATTTCCAACTTATATAATCCTATCTTACGAAAATCATTCGCAAATTTAAGGCATAAGCATATTGTTGATATTAAGATGATGTTGTAAAATATTTTATGCCAAGTTATTT